CCGCATAACAAATCGTCTCCCGTTACGTTCTTTCCCACTCTCTGAAAATCTAAGACAGTCGCCACTTCGCCCAACTTCGCTTTCTCTCTATACAACGTCAATGCTGTCAACGCCATATTCATCAAACAATTCAACAACAAAGTCAACCATACTCCTGAAGGCATACCGTGGGTGGTCGCCATCAACTCATCCGCTACCAATACAAAAGACCTACAAATAGTCTCGGCCAGAAAATCAAAAACCTTCTGGTCGTGGTTGCCTGTATATCTCTCCCTAAACACATCAAAAATCGCTAACATCACTACGGCGTTCAAAGAACCATCCCAATTACCAAAATCTGCGTCTCCTACTATATGGTAACTTTTTAACTTCTTGTACAGTGCGTCCGAATCCTTATACGGATTAAATCCTACATCCACTCCTATCTCCTCTCGATTGTCTTTAAAATGCTTCTGCAATTTACCGAATATCGTCTTCGTCAAAAAGATGTGCTCTAACGGCATGACTCTAATCGTCCTCGGTTTGTCTACCTTCTCCGCATTTCTCACCTCGTTCGCTTTAAAAACCTCCTTAGACAAGAAATCGCTCCAATCCAACTCGTCTCTATCTATCCTATCTAAAAACGCTCCATACGAATCCTTGAACTTCTCCTTGATCACCTTGTTCTCAAAATCAAAGTAATCGTTCTTACAATCCTCATGTCCATATCCGTTGGACGTATCCTTTGCCATCGAAGCGCAATTAGCGCTTCCGAACGCACACTCCTCTGCTGTCAAATCGTCATAACTATCTGGCATAATAGATCGAATGCAATCCTTCACGTACTCCAACTCTCCATCGGTAACCTTACCCTGGTGGGTGAACGTCTTCTTCGATGTCTCCTTCAATTTTTCCGACGGACGGTTAGTAAAATTTGGGGGGGCCCTATTATTCACTACCTTGTCGTTAACTGAGGAGTACTCGTTACTAGCGTCGCCCTCGATCTTGCTAATCAGAGCCCCTGTTTCCTCGTTATACTCTCTATTCAATACTGAAGGCACCATCATCGGCTTGCTGGACACGAAAGATGTTTTAATGTCTCCTTCTCTATATCTCAATCTAACTCCTGAGAAATTTGGCACTACTCTGTTATCCACGTCGTACTCGGGTTCCTTCTCGCTTAACATCAACTCTCTTATCTGTCTCTTACAAGCCTCACTAGGCACGGCACAAAAGCCTTGACGGCCATCTCCTGCCACATGCACTCCTACTATATCGCCTGTCGTCGTAAACAAGAAAGAACCACACAAACCTGCGCCCTGCACGGGGGTCAAAAATCCGGACCCCGGTTCATGCTCGTACTTAACTCCGTACTGCACGTATCGCACTGTCTCGGTGTTCCTAGTCAAATGCGTTCCTATCAACAA